GTCGACAACCGTTAATCCTTAACAAATCGCGATGTGTGCAGGGACAGACAGGATCAACGCGACATGAAACGACGTGGGCACTCGGTTATTGACCAGACAGCGGCGGTCATTATCGAGGGGAATTTTGGGGCGCGACCGGAACCACTGGCGCAACTCACTGCGCGGCAGCAGGAAATCTGGCGCGAGATCGTGGCATCGGAACCGATCGAGTTTTTCGCCACCGCGGCGCTGCGCAACATGCTGGCGGATTTGTGCCGGCATCGCGAAACAATAGAAATCCTCTCGGTGGAAATTGCGGTACGCGCCGGTGAGGGCGCTTTACTGCGTATGCGGGCGCTTGAGATCCGGTCGGCAACGTCACTGGCGACCAAACTGCGGCTCACCAATCAGTCGCGCTATAACGCACCGACCGCCTCATCCAACGCACGCAATACCGTCAAGGGATCGAAGCCTTGGGATCGCGCCCGAGCGAGTTGAACCGGGCCGGCGTCAATATCAAATGGATCGAGGACTTTTGCTGTATCCCCGAAGGACCGGATGTCGGCAAGGCCGCCAAATTACGCGAGTGGCAGAAGAAAGAGATCCGCAAGATTTACAACAACAAGGCCGGCACTCGCCGCGCCATCATCTCGTTCGGCAGGAAAAACGCCAAGACGACGCTCGCCGCCTTCCTGCTGCTGCTGCACCTGTGCGGGCCTGAGCACAAACCCAACGGCCAACTATTCTCGACCGCGCAGTCGCGTGAGCAGGCGGCGGTGATCTTTGCGCTCGCTGCCAAAATCGTGCGCCTGTCGCCGGATCTCAATGCCGTGGTGGTGGTGCGTAATACTGCGAAGCAATTACTCTGCCCCGAGCTCGGCACGCTGTACCGGGCGCTGTCGGCGGATGCTTCGACCGCCTTCGGCCTGTCGCCGGCCTTCATCGTGCACGACGAGCTCGGCCAGGTGCGCGGGCCCCGTTCGCCGCTTTACGAGGCAATGGAGACCGCCACCGGCGCGCAGGCCTCGCCGCTGTCGGTAATTATCTCAACGCAGGCGCCGGAAGACTCGGACCTGTTATCGATCCTGATCGACGACGCGCTCGCCGGCCATGACCGCCGCGTGGTCTGCTCGCTCTATACGGCGCCTAAATCCGACAACCCGTTTATCGCCCGCACCATCAAGAAGGCCAACCCCGCCTACGGCGACTTCCTCAACGCAAAGGAAGTGCTGGCGATGGCGAACGATGCCAAGCGCATGCCGGCGCGCGAGGCGGAATTCCGCAACCTGGTATTGAACCAGCGGGTGGTGTCGAAGGCCCCGTTTGTTTCGCTCGAGCGCTGGAAGGCCTGCGCTACGCCGGTGGCCGACTTGCGTGGGCTGCCGATCTATGCCGGCCTCGATCTATCCTCGGTGGCGGATCTTACCGCCCTGGTGCTCATCGGCCTGGTCGGCAGAGTGTGGCATGTGCAGCCGACGTTTTGGCTGCCGGCGGAGGGCCTGGTCGAAAAGTCGGAGCATGACCGGGTGCCGTATGACTTGTGGCGCCGGCAGGGCTTCCTGCAAACGACGCCGGGCGCCACGGTGAGCTATGAATTCGTCGCCGAGTATTTGCGCGGCGTGTTCGACGAATACAAAGTGCAGAAGCTGGCGTTCGATCGGTGGAACATGGCGCACTTAAAGCCGTGGCTCCTGCGCGCCGGCTTTAGCGAGCAAGTCTTTACCGATCGGTTTGTCGAATTCGGGCAGGGCACGCAGTCTATGTCGCCGGCGTTGCGCGATCTCGAGGGCGCGATCCGCGAGAAAGAAATCGCGCACGGCGGCCATCCCGTTTTGGAAATGTGCGCCGGCTGCGCGGTGGTCGAAGCCAAAGACGACGCCAACCGCAAACTCTCAAAGAACAAATCCACCGGGCGGATCGACGGCCTGGTGGCGCTGACGATGGCGATGGGTGTGGCACCACTGAAGCCTGCGGTGATCGATGTCGAGGCGATGATTGCTTAACCCAAAGGACAACCCATGAAGAAATATTTGCTACCGCTGCTCGCGCTCGGCGCCCTGGTCGGGCCGGCGCAAGCGGACCAATTCGACTACGGCTCGTTCGGCCAGATCAACGGCCAGAACATCACGATCACGTCGCCGAACAGCATCGGCGTTTCCGCCGGCATGATCGTGCTCAATGGGGCCGGGCCGAACGCCGGGCAAACCCTGGACGCTTGGTGCGTCGACCTGTTCGACCACCTGCAGGCATCGGCGATTTACAACATCGTGCCGCTCACCACCGCCGGCGTCGGCTTTCCCAATCCGATCCTGACGGCCCAGCAAATTTCGGAGCTGGGCTCTTTGATGATCCACGGCACCAGCAGCACGCTCGGCAATACCTTCGGCCTTGACGGGTCGGCGGCCTTCCAGCTCGCAATCTGGAATGTGGAGTATCAGGGTTCGCTGCTCGACAATGCATCCGGTGCGCTCGCCACCCTGGTGGCGGCGCTGGTCGCCAATGTGCAGCCGGGCGGGATTTGGGATTGTCCCGGCTGCTCGGTCGATCTCCTGGACGCGCCTGCTCAGAACCAGGTGCTGGCATTCGGCATCGATACAACGCCGCTGCCGGGCGCGGTGTGGCTCTTTGCTGGCGGCCTCGGCTTGATCGGCGCATTCGCGCGCAAACGCCGCAATACCGCATAACGGCATAGCGAGGCCCACCCCCCGCTATCCCGCGCGGCTCGCGGTCGTCGACTCCCAGCACCCTGCCGGAAAAGTTGGCGCCACACCCGCGGGCCGCGCGGGTCAATTGAGAAAGCCCGGCGCCGTGAAGCGCCGGGCTGCAGTCCCCCTGGCCGGTTGTGGCGTATCCGGCGTTGAAGGCTACTCGGTGACCCCTTTCATCAGCTCGGCGAAGGCGTCGGTGTTTTGCGTGTCTGCCAGGTAGTTCAAAAAGCGGGCCGCCGTTTCATCGACCGGGCGCTCGCCGTTCGCCCATTTGCGCGAGGTGCGCGGGTCGACGCCGAGGATCTCCGCCGCGGCGGCCTGGGTGAGCTCGAGCCGATCGAGCATGTCGCGGTATTGTTTCCTGGTCATTGGCTGTTGCTCACGATATCGGCGCCCGTCCACAAGCAGGGCTCGGATGATGCCGTCGGCGTTACGCAGACGTTTTTGCCGCTGCGCTGTTCGATCCGCACCGCCGTGCCCTCGGGCAATGTCGCGAAACATTCGCCGGCGCGTTGGAGCTGCGGAATAATATTGAGGTGCTTGGCGAGTGCCTGGTCGATCCGCGCCAGGCTTTCGACGTGACGGCACCTGAAATCGATCCCGGTAATGGTGTGCTCGGCAGGCGCCGGCGATTGATCCTGACTTTTCACCTGGCGCGTCGGCGCCACATGGTTGACGCTGATTAAGACCATCGCGCCGAGTAGTAAAATTGCTCCGAGTCTCATTTTGCTTTTCTTTCCTTAGTTGGCCGCGATCCATTCGCGGGTGAGCCGGACGTTTTCGGTTGAGGGTGAAAGCCGGTTGTAAATCTTGCCGGCGACGTACCAGCGCAGTTGCCGACCGGTTCCGAATTGCCCGCGCACCTTGATGATGCGGGCGGTGCGCTTTCCGGCTGGCGTAAAGTCGGCTGCCGTTTTGATCACTGTGGTTACTCTCGTTTCCATGCGTCACACATGGGCCCACGGGGCCTATTAGTCAATTCGTGCCGTTAACGTTAGTGCCCCCTGGCTGGGGCCTTTTTATTGGGAGATCCCAAAATGTGGAACCTGGCCTGTCTGCTCCTGGTGGCCCTGGTGGCCTTGGGCGTTTTGGGCGCGCCCAACTCGGCGCGCGCGCGTACGCACGTTGTCATTCATAAGCGCCCGCCCGTCGTCGCCGTGCAGCCGGCGGCGGTGCCGCTTGTGATCGTGCCGCCGATCGCGGTGGCGTTTGATTTGATCCGCCGCACGTCATGCGACCCGACCATCGCGGTCGCCACTGGCCCGAACGATCCCGGCTTTAATTCTCATCCGGTCGGTAATTATTTGACGCCCGCAATTTACCGCAGCCAGTGCCAGGCGCAGCCGCGGTGATCCCAACCAGCGACGCCGGAATGATCCTGCTCGTTCTCGCAACTATCGCGGCGGTTGCTCTCGGCCTTTGGTTTGCCGGGATTGGCGATTGCTGCTGACGGAGAAAACCCCATGAACGCAAAAATGCCACCGCCGGATGACGACGAGGATTATTCCGATTTTATGGACCGCTGCACGCTCGAGCTCGACGCGGACGAGTGCATGGAAATCTGGAGCGAGGAACGCGCCGCCAAGGATGCCGAGGAACGTGCCGGCAAGACTATCGTGCGTAAGACGCACCTGCAGGACAAGGTCGACGGCCTTGAGTTCGTTATGTCGGACGAAACCCAGGACCGCATGGGTGACATCATCATGCAGGACGGCTGGCAGCTCGGTGATTTCCAGAAACATGCGCCGGCGCTGTTCGGTCATAAAAGCGATTTCGTCATTGGCCGCTGGACCAACGTCCGCGTCGAGAACAAGCAATTGCGCGGCACGCTCGAGCTCGCCAAGAAGGGCACGTCCGAGCGCATCAACGAGGTCATCAGCCTGGTCGAGCAGGGGCTGTTGCGTGCGGTGTCGGTTGGCTTCAAGCCAAAAGAATATGAGCCGCTCGACAAGGAAAATCCGTTTAGCGGCTACCGGTTCACCAAACAGGATTTGGTCGAGACTTCGCTTGTCTCGGTGCCTGCCAACCCGAACGCATTGCAGATCGCTAAGTCACTCAAGATTTCACCCGAAACGCAGCAACTCGTTTTTGCCGGGCATGGCAGACGAAACGCATTGCTGCGGCGCGGGCTCACCGGCGGGCATGCCGATCGAAAGCCTGAAAACCGAAAGGGCACGACAATGTCGTTAGCTCAACGCATTACGGAATTGGAACAGCAGACGCTCGCAAAAAAGGACGAGCTCAAGGCGTTCCACGACGCCAAAGGCGACGGCAACTATACCGACGCCGATATCGAAACGGTCAACACGACGACCGCCGCAATCAATCACGACGAGCGAACGTTGGCTGCGCTGCGTGAGTCCGAACGCATCAGCGGCATCACCAGCGATGCCGGTGGTCGCGCGATGGTGCCGGCCAAGGGTAACGGTGCAGCTCCTGTGGCGCCGCGACCGTTTAGCTTCGCAGCGAAGAAGCCCGACCCGATCGAGCTGTTCCTGCGGGCTGGCACGTCCATGATCCTGGCGCAGCGCGAGCGGAGTTCAGTTGATGAGATGCGCCGGAAGATTTACGGCGACGACGAATCAACCAAGGCGATGCTCGAATGGCAAACCAAGGCGGCGAGCCAGGTGGCGACCAGCACGCTGGTCGGCTGGGCTGCGGAATTGGTGCAGCAGTTTGTCGTCGACTTCATGCAGCTCTTGATGGTGCAGTCAGTCTTTGCACCGCTGTCGGCGGCTGGCCTTGCACTCTCGTTTGGCCGCAACGGCAAGATCGTTATTCCGACTCGATCCCGCACGCCCACGATCGCGGGCTCGTTCGTCGGTGAAGGTCTGCCGATCCCGGTGCGCCAGGGCGCCTTCACGTCACAAACCCTGACCCCGAAAAAGATGGCGGTTATCACCACCTGGACACGGGAAATCGACGAGCATTCGGTGCCGGCGATCCAGGGCCTGTTGCGTGATGCCATCCAATACGACACCGGCGTTGCGCTTGACGCCATCCTGCTTGACGCCAATCCGGCGACCGCAATCCGGCCACCGGGAATTCTCAACGGTGTCTCGGGCTTAACGCCGACCGCCGGCGGCGGCTTTACCGCCCTGGTCGGCGACATCAAAGCATTGACGGGCGCGTTGCTCACCGGAACGCTCGGCAATGTCCGAAACCCCCGCTGGCTTATGAACCCGCAGCAGGCCAACTCGATCGGCCTGGTGGCGGCTCCTGGGGCCGGCGTGTTTCCGTTCCGCGAGGAGATCAGCCAGGGCCGCCTCAGCGGCTGGCCGGTCATCGTATCCGGCACCGTGCCGGCGGGGACGGTCATCGTGATCGACGCCGCGGATTTCGTCAGCGTTGCCGAAGGGCCGCGCTTTGAAATCAGCGACCAAGCAACCCTGCACATGGAAGATACGACGCCGACCGACATCAGCACCACCGGCACGCCGGCGGTGGTGGCGTTCCCGGCTAAGTCCATGTTCCAGACCGACTCTATGGCGCTGCGGTTGATCATGCCGATGAATTGGGTGATCCGCCGCACGGGAACGGTCAGTTGGGTGGCCGGAGTTACGTGGTGAGTTGTCAAGCTGGCCCGCTGTATCCCGGCGGGCCGGCGCGATCCTTCGAATGTTGCAACAGGAGAAACGAACATGGCCGACGAACATGCTGATGCGGCGAAAAAACACGCCGAGGAAACCAAGAAGCGGCTCGGTGAGGAGCGCGCGGCGCGCGAGAAAGCTTCCAAGGAGGGCGCCAAGGCGGCGGGCGATGTGAAGCCAACCCCGACGCAGGAAGAAGCCGACATGGCGGCATCCGGTGTCTATCTCTCCGAGCATGAGGACGATGGCTCGGGGCCGGATCCGAACGTCGCGCAAACCAAAGACAGCAAACAGGCCGAGGCCTCAAAGCCAAAATCCGGCTATGCGACCAGGGCCTCGACCGCCGGATGACCGTGCGGGGATTTCTGTCGCGCGTAGCGGGCCAGCTCACCGGTAAGAGCGAAGGCGATTACCGACCTGGCCCGTTCTATTTGCCGGTCACCGGCGGGTGGTTGCCTGCCGGTGTGCCGGACAACTTCTGGCAGCTCGGCTATACGCCGGTGCCTGCCGGCGCGCAGTCAGCAATGGTGGAGGCCTGCGTATCGGCTTACGCGCAGACGGTCGCCATGTGTCCTGGCGATCACTGGCAGCGCAATGATAAAGGCGGGCGCGATCGGGTGGAAAAGTCGGCGCTGACGCGGATCCTGCGCCATCCCAACGACTACCAATCGATTTCCGATTTCCTGCTCAATGCCACGCGCATGCTCTATCTCGAGGGTAATTGCTACGCGCTGGCGCTGCGCAACTCGCGCTACGAGATTGATGAATTGCACTTGATGCAGTCGGACCTTTCGTTTCCGCGCGTGTCGGAAACCGGCGAGGTGTTCTACCAGCTCTACGGCAACGACATCATCGAGAAGCGGCTCGGCGGCGAGGAGCTCACGCCGGTGCCGATGCGCGACGTGCTGCACGTCCGCCTGCATACGTCGCGGCGTTTCCCGCGGCCTTTGGTCGGCGAGTCGCCGTTGCTGGCGGCCTATTCCGATGTCGGCGTCGGCGCCGCAATCGCCGCGCAGCAGACTTCGTTCTATCGCAATGAGGCGCGACCTAGCGCGGTGCTGTCGACCGACATGGTGCTCGACAAGGACCAGGTGCAGGCGCTGCGTGATCGCTGGAACGACCAGGCCAAGGGTTTGCATCAGGGTGGCACGCCGATCCTGACCGCCGGGCTGAAAGTCATGCCCTGGGCGGTGCCGTCCAAGGATGCCGCCACCGCGGACATTCTCAAGCTCTCAAATGAAAATATCGCGCTGGCATTTCGGATCCCGCTGCAGATCCTCGGCATCGGTAATACGTCGCAACATTCGACCGAAGAATTGATGCAGGGGTGGATCGCCTCGGGGCTCGGCTTTGCGCTCAACCATATCGAAGAAGCCTTTGGCGTCTTGTTCGAGCTCAGAGGTCAACCCGTCGAGTATGTCGAATTCGACACGGCGGCGCTGTTGCGCTCGGCATTCAAAGATCGGATCGAAGGCCTTGCGCGCGGCGTCCAGGGCGGCATCTACGCACCGAACGAAGCGCGCGCGCAGGAAGGTTTAGACGCGGCCAAATTTGGCGACGAGCCTCGAGTCCAGGCGCAGGTAGTGCCTTTGTCGGCTGCTACCGGAATTCCTAGTGCGCCCTCGGCACCATCAGCGTCAGCTGCGCCGGTAGAGCCACAAAAGGTATTCCGTCGTGATCAAAAAATGCAAGAGATGGACATTATCCGCGCTCGATCTGCTCTACATATGTGATTAAAGTGCGCGACGGAGTTGATGTGCAACCATCAACCCCGTCACTTGACTGGCGAACCTTTGTAGGAGATTCCGCCGTGTCCGCACTCAGCGATATCATAGGTCATACGTTCGGTCGATTAACCGTTGTCGGGATGGGCGATCGCGCTCGCGACGGTAAGCGACTTTGGCGTTGCAGCTGTACCTGCGGCGGTGAAACAACAGCGACCGCGTATCAATTAAAAATCGGCCATAAAAAATCGTGCGGATGCTGGCGGCATGACAATGCCGTCAATCTGAAAACAACTCACGGCAAGAGCCAAACGCGCCTTTCACGGATTTGGCGCGGCATGCGGCAAAGATGCAGCAATCCGAACGTCGCTGCGTTTCCTCGTTACGGTGGTCGCGGCATCATCGTTTGCGAGGAGTGGGGTTCGTTCATCAAGTTTTACGATTGGGCGATGGCGAATGGATATAGCGATGCTCTGTCGATTGACCGCATCAATAACGACGGCAATTACGAACCCACGAATTGCCGATGGGCGACGACAAAAGCGCAAGGCCGCAACCAGCCACAAAACCGCGCGGTAATCCGTTCGGACGGTAAACGATTCAACTATGTAAGCGATGCGGCCCGCGCTTCTAAAACAACGACGGCCAACATCGCGCTCGTTTGTAAAGGGCGCCGGAAACATGCTGGCGGTTTTGGCTGGTCCTATGAACCACAGCGAGAGTCACATGGACATAGAAGCGCCGACCGCAACGCAAGGCGAAATCCTACTTGAGGCTTGGCGTGATCTGCTCGGTGAGGCTCTGGCGCAACAACGCAAGCAATGGGAGCGCGAGCGCGCGCTGATCGAAGCGCAGGCGAGAGCTACGATTTCCGACTTGCGAGCAGAGGTTGCGACCCTGCG